CGAACTGTGAGGTATTGTTGCTCCACAGCTTCACCAGGGTGAAATTGGAGGAGAACGTGAATCCGGGGAATGATATGGTGGCGTTGGTTCCAGCCCAATCAATTGTGATTAGGTACTGGGAATTTGGTGTTGCTGTCCACAGAGCATTTGTTGCTCCGATTGTTGTTGCCAAAGAACCACTGGTGGTGACAGTTGCAGTACCAAGAGGATTGGTACCTGAGCCACCAGAGCGGTTGAAGTGTACAGACTGGACAGTACCACCATCGGTTGTGGGTAGGACTGGTTTCATAAACTCAACGCAATACGACACCCATAGTTCTCCGAGATCGGAGGTCGGGTTGGATTGTGTTGCAAATTGGAAGTTACCGTAATCGTAGAGACGGAGGTCCTGTCCAGCAGGAACACTTCCCGTTCTCACGTAACGATGTGGTAAAATGGTCTGGTCAATCGCACACTCAATTCCATGCATCAGGTCACGCGTTGGTTTCACAGAAACCGCGTACTCTGCGTTCTCCATCTGCTGTTTGGTCATGTACGTAGGTACGTCAGCATTGTAGTTGGTGGACATCACCACCACACCTGGTGCTCCGTTGGTTACGTAATCTGTGATCAAAGACCTAAACTCGAACGTTACACCATGGAATCGGTATTCCTGGAAGTTCTGAGCGACGGTAGATAACCACGGAAACGTTTGGAACATACCGGGATTAAGAGGATAAGCAGTGTTATTAAAGGCACTAGTGCCAGTAATGTCACCCAGGTATTCTCTGTGGCAGATGATATTGGTTGAGTGGGTTGTAGAAAATTGAGGTATTTGCGAACCATTAACCAGGACGTTATAGTCAGGTTTAGGACCAGCCAGGGTGTAATCACCAGATCCAAATATAGAACCAATGCCCTGTCCGAGCCATCGTCCAATTCCGGATCCAATCCCTGCGTTTCCAAACATGCTTCCAACTGATCGTCCAAGGGTAGCTCCAACGTCCTGAAATGGCGTCGGTTTCTTTTTGGGTTGTTGAGGTTTCTTCTTCTGTTTTTGGGTCACTTGTAGTGAGGCCAGCTTCTTTTCGAGGCTGGCGAGTTTCTTGTTACTTTTCCTAGTCATTGTATGGGATACCGTTAGACTATACCGGGACTGTGCATCTATACCTCCCTAATGGGTGCTCCGTGCAGTCTCTTGGCGTTCTGTTTAGCACTCTTGGAGTTTTGGGCATTTCTGGTATAGACCCCATGCTTATACGTCAGTTGACGGGTTTGTCGAGTTTTCCTTCTCGAACCCCCTCACAACGGAACCGGAAGGTATGCGAATCGCATACTTTCTGTTCCTGCCTGTGAGAAGGAGTGTGTGGAATAGTAAGCTTCAAGTACACGTTG